CATCTTCTAATTTCATTATTTTTTTACCATCAATTCTAGATATACTACTTTTGACTGGCTTACTTATCATAATAACATAATTTTTATTTTTCTTATGTCTATATATATTTTGATATCTTGTATTTTCATATACTTTTTTGTCCATTTTAACCTCCAATTATTTACATATTTATTTATTTTTGATATAATTAGAGTGCATAGAAAAAGATTGTCTGTCGTGATTCAATTTTTATTTTATGCACTATTCTAGTACCTATTGCAACTAGGTGCTAGTTTTTATTTACTAAGAAAAACTACTAATCTATCTTCATCTAACGAATTAATAATTATTTCTTGATTATTATATCTTTCATCAATTATTTTTCCTACCACTTCTTTGTTGTCATATAAAAGATTATCTTTTATATCAAATACACTACCATTAGAATAATTCTTATATAATTCAATTTTAAATCTGTTTAAATACCCATTTTGACATATAATAAGAAAATCTATCATATCGCCAATAACATTTTTAACAAAACCATACCCATATCTTTCACAATAATTTTTTTCTTTTTCACTTATTTTATTTGATACATAACCATCATTATAACTCGATAAATAATAATTATCATTGTCAATATCAACATCTATTTTTAATATTTGACCAGCATATACAGATTTATTTTTCTTTAATTTTACACTGATTTGGTGCGCTGATATTTTAGGCTTTTTGGGTTTAAATAAGTTAAAAAACATTTTCTTCCTCCTTTATTGTTTCTATTATAAACTTTATATAATTATCTGCTTCATCTTCATATTTTTCAATATAAAAGGCAAATAATTCTTTATTTATTTGTTTTAATTGACTTAACTCTATATGTGCCAATTCATGCAGTATAGTTTTTTTTCTTTTGTAGTATGATAATTCTTTATTTACAAAAATATTATATATATTCTCATAACTAAATATAAAACCATTAATTCCTTCAGGTAAATCAATCAATGTTATACAAGCATTATAGTAATTAAGTAATTCTTGCTGTGTTATTTCCCTTTTTAATAAACTAATTATATTCATACTTTTTACTCCTTATCTATAAAAAGTATCTGTACTAGCATACTTATTCTTCTTTTCCTAATTGTTTATCAATTTCTTTTTTCCTTTTTTCTATTATAAACTTTATATATTCTTTGTCATCTTCAGTAAGAACATCTTTATTCTTATCGAATAAAAGTTCAAACTCATCAAAAGAATTATTTTCTTTTTTTTCTAAATCTACTCCTGTTAGATTAGCAACACTAATATTTAGTGCATCTGCAACATCCAAAATATTATCTAGCGATGGGGATATTTCTTCATTTTCCCATCTCGCAATCGTTGTTTGATTTACGTTTGCGAGTTCTGCTAATTTGTTTTGGGAAAGCTTATTTTTTTCTCTAAGAAATTTAAGATTTTTACTAAATAGACTCATAAACTACCTCCTTACAAGTCAATGATAGCATAAAAACATTAAAAAAGCAATAAAATTTATGCTTTTTTGCATTTTTAGTATTGACTTCTGCAAATAAGCATAGTATAATGAAGATGTTAGGAGGTAAACATGAAAGAAACATTTAAAGAAGTAGTTGCTAATGAATTACGCGCACTTAGAGCAAGAAGTAATTTAAAACAAAAAGAAGTTGCTAATATTGCTGGTATTGACATTATGACAGTAGCAAGATATGAAAATAATTCAGTTTCAATGCAATTAGATATGTTAGAAAAAATATTATCAGTTTATAATGTTCCATTAAATATTTTTTTTACGAATATATCTGCAAATATGCAGAATTAAAGAATCACGACAGACAGGAGGTCTTAAAATGAAAGATTATTATAATGCTAAAGATGTGCAACAAATTACTGGTGCAAGTAAAAGTTTAGCATATGCAATAATTCAGAAATTACAAAAAAAATTTGAGAAAAGGTATCCAGAAGCGATAACTATTCAGAGCAAAATACCTAAATGGTTTTTTGAAGAAATTATGATGAATAAGAAAGGTGGTGTAGAAAATGAAAAAAACTAAATTTAAATTAAAAAATGTATTTAAATTAATTGCTCTAGTTAGTTGTTTAGGAATAATAATTTATGATTTATATATGTTATTAATTTATCCTATGATATCAGGAAGTTTAATAAGTTGGAGTACATTTGGATTTGTAACTTTTATAATATCATTAATTATTAGTTTAGATATTATAGAGCAAATAAAAAGTGTGTCAACCATTCAACCAGACACACTATAAAAAGGCATTTGTTTGCTTTTTACATACTTAATTTTATCACAAATTAATGTATGTGTCAATTTCTTCAAGTGGGTTTTGGAGAAAGGAAAAAAATGGAAGATAAACCAAATTACTATTCAGTCATACCAGCGATAGTAAGGTATGATAATGAATTAAAACCAAATGAAAAATTATTATATGGTGAAATATCAGCCTTAACAAATAGAAATGGAGAATGTTGGGCAAGTAATGATTATTTTGCTAAACTATACGATAAATCAAAAGATACTGTATCAGATTGGATATCAATGCTTAACAAAAAAGGGTATATAAGTGTTGAGTTAATCAGAAATGAAACTACTAAAGCAATTGAAAAAAGAATTATAAGAATTAATCATCTACTTGCTAATATTGATTTGGTACCAGAAAAATCACCTATAGGGTATAGGCAAAAAAGCCTAGAGGGTATAGGTAAAAAAACCGAAGAGAATAATACAAGTATTAATAATACAAGTATTAATATAAAAGAAATAAATAAAGAAAGATTTGAACTATTCTGGAAAGAGTATCCGAGAAAGGTAAATAAGTTTAAAACTGAAGAATGGTTTAATAAAAATAGTTTAACAGATGAACAGTTTGATTTAATTATAACTAAACTTAAAAAGTATAAAGACACAACAGATTGGAAAAAAGACAATGGTAAATATATTCCATATCCAACCACTTGGTTAAATCAAAAAAGATGGGAGGATGATGTAATATCAATATCAGAAAGCAATAATCCTAATAATATCGTTAAATATTCAGATGAATGGTGGAAGAAGTTAGGAAGTGATTCTGGTGACTAAAGAGCAAACAAAAAATCTTTTTAGAAGAATTAAATCACACTATCAAGAATTTGCAGTTGATGACTTTAAAGTAGAAGAATGGTACAAAGAATTAAAAGAATATGATTACGAAGACATCACAAAAAGGTTAGAGCTTCATTTAAACTCAGAGGAGTATGGACAAGTAGTTCCGAAATTATGGTTTTTAAAGAAAGGAATATTAACTATTGCTGAAAAGAAAGAATCTAAAGTCTTTAAAAATCCTGTAATCTGTCAAATATGTGGAAGACCAGTTTCATTAAGAGGTTATGATATCCATTATGCCAAATGTTCTGCAATTGATTATATGCAAAGGCAAATCAAAAAGATTTATGACAAAGATACACCTCGTGAACTATTAGAAAAAATGACAGATGAAGAATTTAATGTTAAGTATAATACCTTACTATCTATAGTTCAAAATAGAACCAATAATCCTTTTCAAAAAAAAGTAATTATGGAGATATTTCATCCAGGTACTGGGATAACAGTAGATGAAGTAGTTAAAAATATATGATTAGAGGTCGTAAAGAATATATGATTAGTTATGATGGTTTATATGAACTAATTCCAAATGATCGATTTATTACTAAAACCGAATTAATTCAATTAACTGGTTTAAGTGATAGAGTCTTAAGAGATATGGTTAGTCATATTAAAATGAATAAAACAATCATTAGTAATTGCGATAAAAAAGGATACAAAAGAGGAAAAGGAACTGAATTATTAAAGACTATAGATGAGGCGGAATATGAACTTGATATAGTAAAAAAATCTATTAAAGAAATTAATTCAAGAAAGAAAGTATATAATAAACAACTTAGACAATACATTGCTTATATGAAAGTATTAGAAAAGAAATTGGAGGAGTTAAAAAATGAGTAAAACAGAAGTTACCTTAGATAGTTTTTCACTAGAAATTGCTAAACTATTTTCACTTGAAAAAAAGATAGTCGAATTAAACACTTCGATAAAAACAGATGTTGCAACAAAAGAGGAATTGAAAAAGAAACTTCTAGAAAAGAAAAAGAAAATTTATGAAATGAGATATATTTTAATTGAAAATGGATTATTAATTGGAGGTGATGATAGTGAGTAATCTTGATTGTCCATCATCCTTAACTAGGGCAGACTTAAAAGAGTTTAAAAAACAATTTCCGAAAATATTAAAAAGTAAGAAGAGTGCAAAAGATTATTTACTTGCATTAAGAAATTATGATTATGTTGTTGCAGAACTTTATTGTACTAGAAACAAATTAGCAGAATACAGAAAAAATCTTCAAGAACTAAGTAAATTTAATGATCAAAAAATGCAAAAAATCTTTAGCTTACAACAACAACTTGAAGATAATGAAAAATACTATCTGATGAAATATAAAGATTTCAAAGAGATAGAAAACAAATTAAAAATAACAGAGGAAAGAAGAAGAGCTAATTCTGGTAAAATAGGCGGTTTGGTTAAACAAAATAATATACTTAATCAAAAAAATGAATTATATTTACAAATTATCGATTCAAAAGATAGAGATTTGAAGCAAGCCGCGATTATAATTAAAAGCTTAAACGATAAAATTAAAAGCTTAAAAAACAAACCAACAATAGAAGAATTAAAAGAATACGAAAGAACTAGGAAGTCTCCTAGAAAGAATAAAAAATAGTTAGGAGGTTGAATATATGGCAAGAAGAATTAAACATACTGGAGGTCAAAAAAGAACATTACCAATTAAAGATAAAAGAATGCTTGATAGAGTAATGACTTATCTCTTAATTGAAAGAGATCATGCTAAAAGTGATATTAAATATTATCAAGGTTATAGAAATTACATGCTATTCCTTATAGGTTTAAATACAGCCTTCCGAGCAGAAGATTTACTTCAATTAAGAGTAAAAGATGTTGAGAAGGGTTATGTTTCAATAAAGGAAAATAAGACTGGTAAAATGCAAAATTTTAGAATGAATAAAAAACTCTATGATGAAATTCTTGCATATATTCAAAAGTTTGAATTAAAATCAAATGATTATCTATTTATGGGGCAGAAGAAAAAAGATACTTTTAAAGGTATTACGAAAAAAGTTATCTATCCCATTACTAGACAAAATTGTAGATTAATATTTGAGAAAGTAGCATTAGCTAATGGTATAGACTTTAATTTTGGGTTACATAGTCTTAGAAAGACATTTGGTTACTTTTATATGGTAAATGGTGGTAATTTAATAACATTAATGAAAATGTATAATCACGATGAACCTTCAACAACTTTACTATATGTTATGTGGGATACCAAAGATGCTGAAAAAGAAAGAGAAGCTACTTTTTTAGGAGGTAAAAAATAATGATATTATCAATAGAAGAACTTGATACATTGATAAAAAGCAAAAAAAGATATGCAGAAATCTTATTATCAGAAATAGGATCTGAGGATCTAAAAGATAATTTTGAAAAGCAAACAAAAATAATGACTGAATGGTTTCAAGTCATTGCTAGAGTAGAAGAACTAATTAATTATAAAAGAAAAAGAGAAAGTGAGGTGTATAAAAATGATTAAAAAGCAAGTTTGTAATGTTTGTAATTGTAATTTTGAAATCAAAACTTCTAAAAAATATTTTGTAAGAGTAGAAAATCTTATAGGAACACATAGTATTTATGATGCTTATGATTGTCCACATTGTGGGTGCCAAATGTTAATAAATAGAAGGTATCCTGAAACTATAATTACAGCAAAAAACGAAAATAAAACTAATAGGTAAGTTTTTTGTAAAAATGATATATGAAAAAACAACTCAATTAACTGAAAATAAAAGGAAAAGTAACACTTTTAAACAAAAGATTTAAAACTTGTCTATTTTAGGTGTTATGTAAAGTTTTTATAGGAGAAATTATGAAAGAAAAAAAGATTAGTTTATCTCAAATGTTGAGATTAAAAAAAGAGTTTTCTATGAGTAAAACTGAGAGAGAACAATTAAGAATACTAAAGAAAGAAAAACAAGAAGATATAAAGACTTATTTAATAATAATTAATCTATTGTTACTAACAACAATATTTAGCTATGTGTTATATCTAATGTGGACTTATAAGTGGTAAGAAGAGGCATCGGAATGAAAAAAGAAGATTTGTACCATTTAATAGGTAAATATTTAAATGGCTATAAGATAGTGAAAATAGAAGAAGATATATTCATAAAAGGACAAATAAATTTATGGACTGATGAGGTTAAAATTGATTGCTTTGGCGATAGAAGTATAACTAAGTTTTTTGTAAGACCAGAAAGTAATACTGCTAAAATATATCAAGAGTTAGTAGACAAGGAAAATTATCAACTAAAAGAAGAAAAAAAACAATTAGAAACATTAATAGAATGTTTATATTTAAAAGTATCTTTAAATCAAGAACAAGAAGAACTTTTAAATAAAATATTATTTGGTAAGGAGGAAAAGTAATGCTAAAAATCAAAGATAATTTGTTTATAAAAAGTAAAATAAAATGTATCACACAAAGGTATAGCATATTATTTGGTTGTCAATATTTAAATGTAATATTTATTGATGGCAGTGTAGAAGCTATCTGTAATGCAACAATAGATGATGTTATAGATCTAGATAGAGAAGGCGATAAATAATGAAAGTAATAGATAATATATTAGACAATTATTATACCGAAAAATTAATAAATGAGATTTTATATGAAATAAAAATAAAATTTAATTTAGATACCAAAGTAGAATATAAACAAATTAAAATTTTAAAAAGAAAACAATATACTCTAGTTCATATATATGCAAAACCAAGACATTATAAAACATATACTTCTATCTTTAAATTTCTCAAAGAAGATAGTTTTAATAAATTAATAAATTTAAAGAGTTCCGGAAAATCTTATATTACTGAAAAAATAAAAAGAATTGATAAAGACAATCTCTGGAATAAAAAGGAGGATTAAATGCTTATATTATATGTGCCATTAATATCCTGGGGCTTAATTGGTATAGGAACAATTATAGGATTAGTTATGATGGTTAAGGAGTGGAATGATGAATAATTTATTTTATAGTTTAGAAGATGGAAAATACTATACATATCCTGATGGAGATGAAGCGAAAGGAATTCAAATAAGAGAAGTAATAGAGGCTAATGAAAGGTCTATTAGTAAATTACAGCAAGAAACCGAGAAATTAAAGAAACAATATTGTGAAAGAACTGATTGTGGTGGAAGAATTGGAAATAGTAAAAAGGTCGAAGAATTACAAAAAGAAAATGAACAACTAAAAGAACAATTATTAGTAACTCAAACAAATGAAGAAACATTTAGACTAGAAATGGAAGATATAACAAAAACACTAGGACTAGATGAAAACACAATATTTGATGATGTTAAAGTATATGCAAGAAGTTTAAAAGATAATTGGAGTGAGTTAAAAGAATGGGTTAATAAACATTACGATTATTATATGAACAATGAAGATTATATTGGTGGAAGATTATGTTTTACTGATATAAAAAATAAAATGCAAGAAATAGGAGGAAATGATAAATAATGATAAAAAAGGAAATATATCCTAAAACAAAAAGAGTTAGTTGTAAAGGCGATAAAGTATATATTACTGAAAAACTAGATGGAAGTAATTTAGTATTTTTTAAAAAGAATAATGAATTATATATTGCTCAAAGAAAAAGTATATTTAAAATAAGCGAATTAGAAGAAGTAAAAGATATTTTATACAAAGGGTTATATCAATGGCTAGTTGATAATAAAAATGTTTTACTTAATGAATTACATGATAATAGTGCTATTTGTGGCGAATGGCTAGGAATGGGTTGTTTGAAATATAATATTGATGAGTTTGATAAGAGATGGTATATGTTTGCAAAGGCAAATATAGATGATGATTATAATTTATATAATTTAATTTATAATCATGATTTATTTATATATCCATTTGTAAGTCAAGAAATACCTAATTTCATTGGAATAGTACCAGAAGTTACTGAATTGATTAATTTGCCAAATAAAGAACAATTAGATAGTATTTATGAGAAGTATACAAGCAAAGTAAAAAGAAATGTAGAAGGATTTGTTATTAACTACAACAACGATATTACTAAATATGTCAGAATGAAGAATGGTAAATTACAAGGACATTTCGATAGAGGAGAATAAGTATGAAATATTTTATCGTAAAAAGTAAGACTAACAATTATGGTGTATTCAATATAGGTGTTATTTATTCAAAAGAAAGCGAAATTAAAGACTATGTTTATTTTTATAAAGAAATATCAGAAGAAGAATATGATGTATTAAAGAGATATGTTGAATCAATAAATCTTACTGATTATCAAGATTTTGGATTTAAAAAGCTTAGCGAATATTTAGAAGAATACTATTGAGGAGGATGAAACAAAGAATGAAAATAACAATTTATGATTATGATTATAAAAGAAAAATAGATTTTAAAAACGATGCTAAAGGTATAAGAGATTTCATATTATTATTAAATAAAATGTTTAAAGAAAATGGCATTAGAATTTATATAGGTTTTAGTTATAAAAATAGTGATGAATAGGAGAAATTATGAAAGATATAAATATAAACTATGAAGGTTTGAACTTTGAAGAAAAGATATCATTAAAAATAAATTACTTATTAAGTTTACCAGCAAGTGAAGCAGTAAAGAGTGCATTAATCAATTTGAAGTGGGTACTTGAAATATATCAAGAGGAAAAAGTGAAAGGAAGAAGAAGATAATGAATAAAATTAAAGAAGCAGTTAAAACTGACAATGGAAAGTTAAAATATGTAATTCAATTGGAACAGGAGGAAAATAATAAACTATATTTATATCTCGACAGCCAAAACAGAATATATTTTGATAGTAATTGCTATGCTTTTGATAGATATACAATATTTGACATTAACACAGAAGGTCATAAGGTGGCAAAAGAGATATTCTTAACCTATTTGCAAGCAGAAGTTAAAACTAAATTACTAGAACTAAAGCAATTAGAATTAATTCTTGATGAACTTGGTTTAAAAGAAGTTATCAGAAAAACAATTATTGATAATTCTTCAACATTGTTAGAAACGAAAGAAGAAATAATTAAAGAAAGCATAGAAAATACTAATAAAATTATTGAATCAAGAGTTAGACCAATAGCAATAAAAAAGAAGAAAGAAGAATTGCAAGTATGAATGTAGAAGAAGAAGTAAGATTTAATGTTCCAATAATAACTAAAGAAGAATTACGATATATTGATTATAATTATAATAATTTAGTAGAAAAATATCTATCAGAATATAAAAGCCAAAGAGACCATTTATTAACTCAAAGACTAATATACAATTTAGAACGAGAAAATAAAAAATTAAAAAAACAAAATAAGTTCTTAATGAAAAGAGAAAACAAATTACAAGTCTTAGAAATGAAACAAAAAGAGTTTATAAAGAGTTTAGAAGATATGTTAGACAATGAAAGCGATATATTTTCAGTAGTTAGAGTTAAAGATGTTTTACAAAACTATAAACAAATAATAGGAGCTGACAATAGTGATTGAATTTCTTATGGTGATCTTATTTGTTGGTCTAACTACGTGTGTTGGTTTGTATAGCATAACACGAGTTGATTATAGTTCTCTTTCTATGGCATCAAAAATATTTACTATTTTTTTGAACTTATTATTAATAATCATTGGTATGTTTATAATTTATATATTATCAGGCTTATCGGCTGCAGTTATTGGAGGATAAAATGTATAAGCAATTAAAAAAACAAATAGATGATAAAGAAATAATCACAAAAAACATACGTGAATTAGAGGACAGAATTAAATTTAAAATTCAGAAACAATTAGGATTACATGGAACATCTTTTTCTGATATTAAGATTGAAGCAATAGGAAAAAAAGATGATAAATTTCTAAGGACTTTTTCTCAAATAGAAAATTTGGATAAAGACAGATTAATATTAATTGAAGAAAGAGATATAATAGATAAATTTCTAAATGACATTTATAAGTCTATTTCTAAAATGGGAAACTTGGAACTTAATGTATTTAAATCAAGATATATTTTAGGATTAACACAACAGGAAACTGCTACTAGATTAAACTATACTATAGATAGAATAAAACAGATTGATAGAAATATTAAAGAAAAATTAAAAGATTACACTTTTATTACACCATAAGGATGTTATAATGTGTAAAATGAAATAATTATAACTTTGTTTCATTAACCTTTTTATTTGGAAGACACTGATGTGTCTTTTCTTTTTGGAGTAAATTAGAATATGGCTAAAGAGTGGGCAAAGAAATTTTATCAATCAAATAGTTGGATTAATACAAGAGATTACATTATGAGTAAGTATTTTTATGTGTGTCAAATATGTCATGAAAGACCTGCTGAAATAGTCCATCATATTATTTGGTTAACACCAAGTAATATAAACGATCCTAATATAACATTAGGCGAAAAGAATCTTATACCTGTATGTAGAGAATGTCATGCACTAATTCATGAAGGAGTACCTTCTACAAATGAAGAGGTTATGTTCAATGCTAATGGTGAACTTGTAAGGAGGTAACATGATACTAAGAATATTAACAGACAATAACTATTTAGATGTTGAATTAAAAGAACAGATAGATACAGAAAAATTAATTGAAGCAATAGATAACTCAAGTACGATAATGGTAGACACAAAACAAGACACAACATTTTTTATAAATACAATAAATGTTGTGGCAATAGAAATAATAAATACACCCCCCCATAAATAATAAATAGGCCTATATATATAAACCGCGCGATGAACCTTCAAATACCCCAGAAAGGTAAAAATCATGTGAGGGGGGGTAAGGAGAAATAAAAATGAAAAAGAAAGAAGAAAAATTAGATGAAATCAAAGAAAAAGAGCAGAAGATAGTAGATACTCAAAAGAAGAAAATAATGTCTATTAGAAAGGCAAGAATTACAAAAGAAAAAAATAAATTATATAAGTTATTTTCTACAACAAATATAGAAAAGAAACACATAATAAATAGACTTATAGATCGTGCCTCTTTTTTATTAATTCTTTCTGAAGATATGGAAACTCAAATAAAAGATAGTGATTTAACTATTTTAACTGTTAATTCATATCAATCATTTACTAAATCTAATCCTCTCTTAAAAGATTATAGAGATACTGTTAAATCTTATCAAACAGTATTAAAACAATTATGTGACTTGATTAAAAATGATAGTCAAATGGATGCTAATGAATCTGATGAATTAGAAGAGTTTCTAAAAAGATGAATTATATCTTAGCATATTATAATCTTATCAAGAGTGGCAAGATAGAAGTATCAAAGAAAATTGCTAAACAATATGAAAATATAGTTTATGAATTAAACAATCCTGATAAATATCATTTTGATATAAATAAGGCTAATAGACCTATAGAATTTATCGAAAAATTTTGTAAGCATTCTAAAGGACAATGGGCTGGTAAACCTGTTATTTTAGATTTATGGCAAAAGGCAATTATTCAAACAGTATTTGGATTTGTAGATGATAAGGGATTTAGGAAATATAGAGAAGTCTTTATTGTAGTAGCAAGAAAAAATGGTAAATCAACTTTACTTTCTGCTATTGGCTTGTATATGTTATTTGCTGATGGTGAAGGTGGTGCACAAGTATGTTGTGTTGCTTCTAAAAAAGACCAAGCAAAAATAGTATTTGAAGAAGCTTCAAATATGGTTTCACAAAGTAAATTGTTAAAGAAACATATCAGAAAAAGAAAAGGTGACTTATATGTAGATTTAACATTTAGTACATTTGAACCATTAGCAAGTGATTCAAATACACTTGATGGTTTAAATATGCATTGTGGAATATTAGATGAAGTTCATGCATGGAAAGACAGAAATATATATGATGTATCTAAACAATCAATGGGAGCAAGGCAACAGCCACTCCTTTTTACAATTACAACTGCAGGTTTCGTAAGAGAAAATATTTATGATTCTTTATATGAATTATCTGAAGATATATTAAATGGTGTAAAGAAAGATGAAAGATTTATTGCTTTCATTTATGAGTTAGACTCTAGAAAAGAATGGCTTATTCCAAAGATGTATCAAAAGGCTAATCCAGGATTAGGAACCATAAAGAGTATGGAGTATATAAAAGACCAAGTCAAAAGAGCAAAGAATGATAAAAACTATTTACCAACATTATTGACCAAAGACTTTAATATTCGTGAAACTGGAGTAGGTGCTTGGCTTTCTTTTGAAGTGGTTGATAATAAAGAAAATTTTGACCTAAAAGAATTAACAAACTGCTATGGTATTGGCGGTGTTGACTTATCATCAGTTGGAGATTTAACCTGTGCTTCTTGTTTAATAAAAAAAGAACAAAAATTGTATTTAGCACAGATGTACTTTATTCCAGAAGAAAGAGCAGAACAAAAAGAAAAAGAGGATAAGGTTCCATATTCTATTTGGAAGGAAAATGGCTATATAAGATTTTGCCCTGGAGCAAGAGTTAATTTTTCTGATGTAACAGAGTGGTTTAATGAATTAAGAGATAAATATAATATTTTTACTGTTTGGGTTGGTTATGATCAGTGGGGTGCTCCACAATGGGCGGAGGAAATGAAAAATAATGGTTATACACTGGAAACTGTTATTCAAGGTGCAAAGACAATGAGTACACCAATGAAGATTCTTGCTGCTGATTTAGAAAGTAAAAAAATTAATTACAATAATAATCCTATTTTAAAATGGTGTTTAACAAATACACAAATTGAAATAGATAAAAATGATAATATAAGACCTGTAAAGGGAAGAAATGCTAAGCAAAGAATTGATGGAGCGGTTTCTTTGATAGATGCATATGTTGTTTATCAACGACATTATGATGACTTTTTTAATTTGTAGGAGGAATTATGGGAATATTTAAGAAAATTGAAAAAAGAAAAAGTGAAAAGAAATTAACAAATACATTTAAATTATTGACAGGTTATAGTCCTATTTATGCTTCATATGAAGGTGGTTTATATGAAATGGGATTAACTAGAACTTGTATAGATAAGATTGCTACTCAATGTTCAAAACTAAATCCAGTCTGTAATGTAAATAAAAATTATAAAAGAATAGTAAGCATTCTGCAAACTAAGCCAAATAGATTAATGACCTTGCAGCAATTTTTATATAGATTGGTAACTATTTTATTGGTTGAAAATAATGCCTACATAGTTCCTGTATATGAAAATGATTATTCAGACATAATTATAGGTTTTTATCCTGTTCGTGCAACTGGCTCAAAAATAGTTACTGATAAAGGAATTGATTATTTAGTTTACAAGATACAGGAAGAAACTTTTGCTATTGAGTATGACAGAGTAGGCTCTCTTAGAAGGCATCAATACAAAAAAGAATATATGGGAGAAACAAATGCTGCACTTAAGCCTACTATGGATATTCTTGATGTACAAGAACAAGGTATTAAAGAAGGTATTAAGTCTTCTGCAATGATAAGATTCCTAGCAAGGTTAAGTGTAGTTCAAAATCCAGAATCAATAGCAAAAGAACAGCAGAGATTAAAAGATGAACAATTAGCTATAGAAAATAATGGTGGCATTTTAATTTTTGATAATAAATACTCTGATGTACAAAAAGTTGATTCTAAACCTTTTATTGTTGATAAAGATAATATGGATTTAATAAAAAATAATGTCTTTGATTATTTTCATATGTCAGAAGCGATTCTTCAAAACACTGCGAGTGAAGATCAATGGAACTTGTTTTATGAAGATGTAATCGAGCCGCTTGCAATTCAAATAAGTCAAGTATTAACTAATATGATAATTCAACCTAAAGATATTGAGAAAGGTCTTGCTATTACTTTAGAATCAACTAAATTACAATTTGTTTCAAACAATACTAAATTACAAGTTTCTCAACAACTTTTTGATAGAGGAATTCTTTCAGTTAATCAAGTTATGGATATATGGAACTTACCACATGTTCCTGATGATGAAAATAAACGTTATATACGTAAAGAATATACTGAGGTTCAAAGATTAGATGATAGTATTGAATTAAAAAAGGTAGGTGAAGAAAGTGGAAAAGAATAATGAATATGAAAAAGTAGAAATAAAAGAAAATCATACTATTGAATATTTAAATAATTTAAAAAAGACAACTTATAAAGATAAAAAAGTTGTTTTTATTTTACCTAGTGGAAAGGAGTACAAACCAAATGATAAGTAAAGATAGAAGTTATAGAAGTTTTGATTTTAGAGCAAAAGATGAAGATGGAAAGATGATTATTGAAGGCTATGCTGTTACTTTTGAAAAGCCAACTGTAATGTATACATTTGATGGAATTGATTATAAAGAACAAATAATGAAAAGTGCTTTTGATAAAACTCAAATGTCAGATGTTGTTCTAAATATAGATCATGGTGGTAAACCTATTGCTCGTACAAAGAATAAAACTTTAGAGCTTACTTTAGATGAAAAAGGCTTATTTATTCGTGCTGATTTAAGTGGTACATCTGCAGGTAGACAAGCCTATGAAGAAATTAAGGGTGGTTACTTTGACAAAATGTCCTTCTGCTTCATCACCAGTGATGATGGAGAAGAATATGACAAAGATACACATATGAGAAGTATCACAGGAATTGAAAGACTATTTGATGTAAGTGTAGTTACTTTTCCTGCTTATGATACAACTTCTGTTTATGCAAGATCCTACTTTGAAGCGGAGGCAGAAAAAGAGCACTTGGAGAAGTGTAAGATCGAGCAAGAAAGGAAGGAACGTCTGCTAAGACGTAAAAAAATAGCACTAAAAATAAAAATTAAGGAGGAAGTTTAAAATGACTTTAGAAGAAGTTAAAGAAGAACTAAAAAAGATAGTTGAAAAACTAGAATCTAGTGATGATATGACAGATGAAGAAATATCTGAATTAGAAGAAAAGGCTGCTAAGTTAGAAGCAGAAAAAAGAAGCCTAATTACTAAGGCTGAAAAGAGAAAAGAAACTCTTGAAAAAATAAAAAGAAATTCTACTGGTTATGATGTAGAAACAGCAGAAGAAGGAAAGGAAGAAAGAAATATGAATGAAGAAAATATAAGAAGTTCAAAAGAATACAGAAGTGCATTCTTAAAAAGATTACAAAGAAAGGATTTAACTGAAGCTGAGGAAAGAGCATTAACTACTGCATCTAGTTCAGTAGGTGCTGCAATTCCAACAATTACTCAGAATTTAATTATTGAAAAAGTTTTCCAAGTTGCTCCATTACTAAATGAGATAACTCTACTTAGAGTTGATGGTAATGTAACATTTGCAGTAGAATCAGCTGTTAATGATGCTACACTTCATACTGAAGGTGCTACTATTACTGAGAGTGGTGATGTATTAATTCCAGTTTCATTAGGACAACACGAAGTTAACAAGTATATCACTATTTCAAAATCTGTTTCAAAAATGAGTATTGATGCATTTGAAACATGGATTACAAATATGTTAGGTAAAATGATTGCAAAAGCAATTACAAATCTAATCATTAATGGTACTGGTTCTAGTCAACCTAAAGGTATTGATAAGGCTGCTACTTGGGGAGATACAAACTCAGTAACAGTTGGCAAAACTGCTTCACTTAGTGAAGCTAATGTTCTTACTTTAGTAGGTTTATTAAATGGTGGATATGATGCAAATGCTAAATGGTTAATGAGTAAAAAGACATTAATTAATGATTTCAGACCACTTCAAGATAAATCAAAGAATGATATTTTTGTAAAAGAAAATGGTACTTACTATATTGAAGGATATCCAGTTTTACTAGATGAAAGAGTTGCTGAACATGATGCATTCTTAGGAGATCTAACTATGTATGTTGGTAACTTAGGTGAAGAAGTAACTGTTGACCAAGACAAAAAGTTATCAAGCAATTCATTTGAATTCTTAGGTTCTGCTATGTTCGATGGTAAACCAGCAGTTAGTGATGCATTTGTTAAATTAACAAAGGCAACTAGTTAGAATTAGATTGGAGGTATAAGGCAATGCTAAATAAAGTCAAATTAGCACTAAGAATCAATAATAATGCTTATGATGAGGAAATTACTGATTTAATCGGTGCTTGTAAGAAAGAATTAGAATTGGCAGGCATTGCCTCTTCTAATATTATTGATACAGATCCTATAATTATTCGAGCCATTATATTTTATTGTAAATCTAACTTTGGATTAGATAACGATGAACACGAAAAGTGGTTACTTTCATATGAATCTTTAAAAGCATTTTTATGCTTGAATTATAGAAAAGGTGATTCAAGTGTATAAAGATGTCGGCTATTTTATGAAGGAAGTACAAACACTTGATAAGATGCATAGACCTAAAGTATCATACAAAGAAGAATTGTTTTATTGTAATGAACTAAGTATAACTCAAAATGAATTTTATCAGTCTGCAACTGCAGGCTTTAAACCTGAAATTAAACTTAAGACAAAATTAGTTGATTTAACTGATGTGTCTCATGTTAAGTATGAAGGAAGATTATACAAAATACTTAGAATATATAAGGATGGAGATAACATAGAATTGACTTTAGTTTCTACTGTTATTGATAATAAAGAAAATGTATAATTCACAGGTGGAATTTACTGACACTTCTAAAGAGTGTATTCAGATGATGAGGAAACTTGCTAAAGATGCTTTAAAGGAAGGCGCAAAGATAGTAATGCCAATTATTCGAGATAGTATGCCAATTAAAAGAGGTTTATTAAAAAAGTCTATCAAAAGTTGGGCTAAGATTGATTTTAAAACAGGTCAGCCTTATCTTGATATTGGTTATTTAAGTCGTTCAGAAATGAGAAAAAAATATGGTATTAAATACTTTGTGAATCCTACATGGCTTGAGTTTGGAGTGCAACCGCATTCAATTCAAACTAATCAATTAAAGAATCTTCAAAAGGTAACATACGAACTTCATGATAATAATACAAAATATGGCTATTTTGTTCAGCATCCTGGTATTGGCTCTAAAAACTTTTTGAGAAATAAGGTATATGAAAATGCTGATAAAATAAATGATGCTATGCAAGAAAAACTAAAAGAACTAGAAGATTATGTTTTATCCGAAGGTATGACTATTGATTTGGGAGGAGATGAAGAAATTGAATAAAAAATTTTTAACTGCTTTATTAAATAAGTGTAATCAAATAATACCTACTTATTATGAAGAAGCTTTAAAAAAAGCACAATTTCCATTTGGAGTAATTCCTACATTAACGATAAATCCTCTTAACTATGGTTATCAATGCCTTTTTGATATAGAACTTTTTGTTAATGAATTATCTGATTCTTGTGTTGAAGATTTATGTGATAAATTAATTAGTGGACTTGATGGATATTCTTATATGGATCAAGATATTGGTTTCTATTTAATGTTTGATAATCAATATTTAACTAAGCAAACAGAACAAGACTTTACTATGCGTAAAGTTTCTTTTGTTGCTCGTATATTTTGAAAGGAGAAGTTATTATGGCTTTAGTAAATTTATCTACTGATGATAAGAAAAAAATACAAATAGATGAAGGTATAGTTGTGATTGACATGGGTGAGCCTACTGAAAAAGTATTAGGACCTACCAGAGGTGGTGCTGAATTTACTGCTACTCCATCAATTCGTGATATTGAATTTGATGGTAGAAAAGGGAAATCAAAAGGCATGCAAATAAAAGATGGCGAAGATGTCTCTGTCAAGATTAAATCTCTTTGTTGTTCTTTAGAAAGTCTAAAACTTGCAATACCTGGCGCTACTATTGATACTTCAAAGAAAGAGTTAACACCTGGTGGTTTTGGAGTAATTCCTGATACTGCATATCTTAAGAATGTTGCAGTTATTACCAAGATGTTAGATAATACTTATACTATCATTAAAGTATCTAATCCTATGCATGAAGGTGCCTTTGGTTATAAGGGTGTTCAAAAGGCTGAGAACGAACACAATCTAGAATTTTTAGGGCATTATGATCCTACTTCTAGTAGTGAAGAGAATATTTGGAAAATAACTACAAGTGAAACTAACCCATTAGCGGGATAAATGAAGGGAGCATTGCTCTCTTTTCTTATTTTTATGTCGTAAGTATAAGAAAAGAGAGTGATGTAGTAAAGAAAGGAATATATTATGGAAAATTTAAAAATAACACCTAAAATATTATGTAAATTGTCATTAATAATTAATAAAATGGGGATATCTTCTCTAATTATGAAATTGAATGTTGAATCGGGTGATGAAACTAGAGATAATGAAATCTTAGTTAAAGAGTTGATCTCTTTGTTTATGGATAATTTATATAAGTCAGAAACAGAAATAGTTGAACTCATTTCTTTAATGAAAAATATATCAAAGGAAGAGGCTGAAAATGAAGATGTTATATCTATATTTAAAGAACTTCTTACTGATGAAAGAATAAAATCTTTTTTAAAATTAGCTTAGGATTTGGTACACCAGGAATTCTAAGGCTATGCTATAAATATTATGGTGGAATAGACTTTTTTGATAATTATGATTATGAACTTTTTATTGATTGCTTAGAGTATGCAGTTAATAAAGAAAATGAAATACCCAGAATAATTAAAATGATATATGATAAATTGTTCGATAATAATGATATTTCCTTTGGTTCTAACAGAATTATGAGAAAAGCTGAAGATATTATGAAAGATTATGGATTGAGGTGATTATATGGCTAACATATTTTCTCTTTTTGGTAGAATTTTTGTTGATAATGAAAAAGCCAATAAGTCTATAGATGATACGAAGAATAAAGCAAAGGATAGTAGTAAATCCTTTGCTGAATCTTTTTCTAATGTTGCAAAGAAAACTATGCAAATAGGAACTGCTGTTGTAGGTGCTGCAACTACTGTAGTTGGCGGTATAACTGCAATGGCTACTAATGTAGCAGATGAAGCGGGAGCTATAGATGATGCTGCTAAAAAAGTAGGTACATCCGCTGAAGAATATCAAAAATGGGCTTATGCCGCTAAACTAGGTGGTATGGAAACTTCCAAGTTAGAAGCTCTGATGGTTAAGCAGCAAAAAGCATTTTCTGATGCCAAAGAAGGTAGTAAATCTATGTCAGAAGCTTATCAGCGGCTGGGGATAGATATAAATAATATTGGTAGTTCAGGGGATGCATTTAACTTAGTTATAGCCAAATTAGCAGATATGGAAGATGCAACTACTAGAAATGCTCTCGCAAATGATATATTTGGTAAGTCATATGCTGACTTAGCACCAATGCTTGCAGAAGGCAGTGCTGGAATAGAAGCTTGGAAACAAGAATGTGAGGATTTAGGTGGTGTTCTTTCTAATGATGCAGTAACTGCAGGCGCTGACTTTGGAGATATGATAGATAGAGTGAAGACTTCTTTTAGTGGAATGTATAAGCAGTTGATTTCTAAGGCATTACCTATTATTTCACAATTACTCCAAATAATTCTTGATAACTTACCAGCAATTCAAAGTATGTTTGATGCTCTTGCACCTGTTCTTGTGGATACTTTAAATGCTATTTTACCTGTTTTTGTTCAATTTGTATCTGACTTGCTTCCAATTATAGTTGATCTTATTACTCAGTTGATGCCTACGATTACCACTATAATTCAGGAACTATTACCTATATTTTCACAAATACTTAGTATTATATTACCTCCAATTATTCAAATAGTACAGCAATTATTACCTGTATTATTACCAATAATTGAGGCTTTATTACCATTGTTAACACCTTTGCTTGAATTACTAAGTTTTCTTATAGATATGACTTTAAAACCTATCATAAATGTTATATCTAGTATAGCAAATGTTATCAGCAATGTATTGGTTAAAGCACTTAAGTTTTTAACTCCTGTTGTAGAGGGTGTTAAGACAGTATTTTCGAATGTTTTTGGTACTTTGATAAATATAGTTAAGGCACCTATAAACTTCATTATAAGTGGCATAAATCTGTTTATTAAGGCTTTAAATAAAATAAAAGTACCTGATTGGGTTCCTGGAATAGGTGGTAAAGGAATTAATATTCCATTAATACAAAAATTGAGAGTTGGAATTGATTCTGTACCATATGATGAGATGCCCGCAATCTTACACAAAGGAGAAGCAGTCTTAGATAAGGAAGATGCAGAAGAATATAGAAACAATAGAGGTAAAAAAATAGAGAATAAGATTGTTAATAATTATTATAATACAATAAATATTGATGAGTTAAATTGTAAGGAAGAAAAAGACATTAAGAGAATAGCAGAAGAATTATACTATTTACAAAAGAGGAGTGAGGTTTAATGGAATCATTTACATTTAAAGACATTTCTTCTGATTCTTTAGGTTTAATCATAAAAGATATGCCTTTAGTTCCTAGAGCAGAAAAAAATATAGAAATTGTTGAAGTTAGTGGAAGAAATGGAAATTTGCACATTGATAATGAAAACTATTTAAGTAAATCTTACTCTGTCATTTGTATAGCAACAAAAAAAGATAAGATAGACAGTATAAATTCATCTTTAAGTGGTACAGGAAAATTGACATTGTCTAAGTATTCTGATAGATATTTTAATGCTACTATTAAAAATCAAATAGACTATACACTGTATTTAAATACATTTCATGAATTTCCTATTCAATTTGATTTAGATCCTATTGCTTATAGTAATCAATTAACAGAACAGTCTTTGACTGAAAGCGGAAATATAAATGTAGGGGGAAATGTAGAAGTTTTTCCTACTTTAATTATTACTGGAGTAGGAAATGTCACAATTAATGGTTACCCATTATCTGTTGAAGAAACAGGTATAACTATTGATTGTGAACT